CTCCTTCCTCGAACTGGAACCTCGTCGGAGGATATTACGAGGGATCCTTTACGATACCCGCTAACCTGGTAGACTCTACTAAGCGCTATAAGATCGGAGTCCTCTCCCCGGTATTAACCGATCCGGCGAGCGTCTTCCAGTACGTACAGCCCTACCTAAAGACTACGACTACGACGGCCGACGGGATTCAACCGCCTTGCGACTTCGCTATCGAGGGAACCGTCCAGGACTACGACGGATCTTGGAGTACGACCTTAATCGAGAACGCCGCCCCAGGAGATCGCTATCGTATCTGTGCGAAGATCGATAAGTCGGTATACGAGAGTTGCGCCGGTATCGGTTCATTCTGGAACGATATAGGGAGCTTTACGATGAAAGTCTACCCGGAGGGCTCTCCCCTGGCGCCGATCTATACGAAGACCGTCTTTAGGGATCCACTTACAGCGAATGGCTTCCCGTTCGCGAAGAAGTTCTCCTACGAGGAAGTAGGCGACGACTTTACCGTATGCTTCGACTTTCGGGCTATGATCCTAAACTCCCAGGGACTCGCGGACTTCGCGAACGATAGGATCGTCTTCGAATGGCAATTTAAGTTTAACTACTACGGATCTCCTTCCTGGAGTACGATCTACCTCTATAAGTTTACGTTCGATTTTAACCAGTACGACAATCTCGTAACCTCTCCGGCTAGGAAGATCCTCTCTATCCTTTACTTCGACGCGAATACCGGCCTACCTATCGGCCAGAGCTGTGATAGAGGCCGCGTACTTATCGAGATAAAACTCGACGCCGGACACGGTTCGGACGGATCGAATATAAGAGTCCGGGGACTCCTGGATCGAGATACCTACGGCGTAACCCTTATCTCCGACCAGGCTCTAAAAGAGAGGGACGGATACGTATCTCCGGAAGGCTTTACCCAGAGGGAGGACGATCCTATCGAGTATATCGACGAGTACTTCGACGTAAACGGAATGGCTCGTATGATAGTAGACCTCGATCTTATCGACGATCCCCAGACCCGGAGAGTAATAGCGATCCAGAGACCAGTATAAGAATTGAGAGCCACAGGAGAACGATCTCGGGATCTGTGGTAACTATACCCGGGAAAAAAGAGATAACAGCCACAGCGCTAAAAAAGAATAAAATAATATGAGCCTCCAGTACGTAGACTTAACTCCAAGCCCAGAGACTCCGGCGGATACCGGAGCGACTACTCGATACCGACTTCTTCCTTCCCAGGTCGATTGCCCGGTATGTCCTATCGAGGTATGCGAAACCTGTTGCCCGGCCGAACTGGGAGCGCCTCATTACGTGGCGGACGGGGACGATATCCACCTTCAATTCTTTTTCGAGGATCTCGTTAACTCAGACCCCGAAAACCCTACTCTCGGATGGAGGAAGACCGGAGACTCTCCCGGGGACTACTGGCTCGAGCTAGGTCTATACGACCAGAACGGTAACTTAGTGAGCGCGAATATAGACTTCTTCGCCGACGCCTGGAGCGTCTGGCATAACGGGAGCCAGTCGGTACAGAACGTAGTTATTAAACTGGGGACACGCTTGGAAAATTATTCTTGCTTCCATTTCTGTGTAAAGATCTTCTCCCCTAGCCTCGTCGAGTATATAACCGTCGAGCTAGTTACTGGAGCCCTACCGGATTCTAGCGGATACGAAGAGGGGGATACTATACTCGTAGGAGATGTTCTTTATACTATCGTAAACGGAGCTTGGAAAGGAAATGGAGTACAGACTCCAGGGACTTTGGTATACGAAGCTACTACCGGCCAGTGGTATACCGTAACCTCTCCAGGACTCGTAGAGAAGATCGAGCGCCCGGAAGTAGTAAGTAACCCTACCGGAGTATCTACGAACTGTTGTACGGCTCCCTATCGTAAGATCCTATGCGAGAGCTCCGTCGAGGTCTGTACGGATAGAACTAGCGGGAAGGATTGTAAAGGAAGAGACTACTCTCGCCCTACTGGAGGAGTCCTTGGAGGAAGCCGCTCGAGCCAGTTCCAGTACTGTAAGCGCTTCCCTGGGTCTCTGGAGCCTATCGCTTATCCTGTTACTCGAGAGTTATCCGAAGACGGCGTACTTATCCAGGGAGGATATAGCGAGAGAGCTCGACTACGTACTTCCGGGATCTGTCGATACGACGCGGAGGATATAGCGGCCGTCCTGGGATCGGAAGGCTTTACTATCGACGGGGAGATCTGGGATACAGTAACCGACGTCGAACGGAATAACGAGAACGGGATCCTCTGGTATCTGGATATAACTCTAGGCCGCGAGATCTGCGAAGGGACGAAGGACTGTAACTTCTCCTTCGAGTAAAAGAAGAATTTCATATCTTTACCCTGTTGATCTCTATACGTGCGTCCAGAGATTCGACTCCCCGAGGCGAGCCGCCGAGCCTAAGAAAGATACGGCGCTACTCAAAAACCCTATACGATTATGGCTATTTATTGCCCTAGCGGATGCGCGTCGGTATTACCCGCCGCTCCCCAGTCCGGTTGTAATATCGTAACCCGCCCCGGAGGAGTCGGTCGCCTTATCTTTATGAAATGCGACGTCGAATTTACCGACATTACCGACTTGGCCGAGTGGTCTACGAAAATGGCGGCCGACGAGGTACACGCCTCCCCGGAGATTAAAGGATCAAAGCCCAAGGCTTCGTTTACGAAGAAGAAGGTCGCGTCCTGTCGTCCCGAGAAGGTGGTATCGGCTACGAAGTCGATCCAGTTTACGGACGCGAATGCGGATAACACCAACTTCGCGGACTACGCCTTTTGGAACCATATCCAGACCAACGCTGAGACGTTACAGTTCGCATATATTACGTGCGACAATCTTCTCTACGGCTTTATCGGAGACTTCGCGATCGAGATCGACGATACCCGTCCGGATACAGACCAGGAAGAGGCTCTCTTTGATGGGACTATCACCTGGGAAGGCCTCCTTATGGAAGTCCCTCAACAGATACCAGGACTGTACGATATCCTAGTCTAACCCTATGTTTGAGATAGACGACTATATCGCTCGCTTCTCTCGTTATCCCGTCCCAGTTGCTCGCGAGCACTGGGTTCGGGAGCACGAGAATGTAAGCGTTCACAGTAGAGCCCTAAAGCCTACTAAGCTGATCGATAAACGTAGACCCTTTGAGGACGACGGTATTAAGGAGTACCGGATAGATGCCTACGAACCTATAACGGCCGATGTCTTCGGTCGGGCTATTAACAACCTTCAAAGAATTATGTCCGGGAGCCAGGTCTCCGTCGAGATCGATAAGGATCTCCGCGAGTACCTCGACCGCCCGGGCTTCGACGGCTTTGACTTCTCGACGTTTATCAATAAGAGAGTGATCCGTCGAATGATCGAAGACCCGAACGGCGTCCTCCTCTGGTGGCCTACCGGAAAGGGCGTAACCCTAGCGAACGATAAAGTCGACGTCGAGCCGAAGCTCATACTCTCTACTCAAATAAAGCATTTCGACGCGAACGTCTTTACCTACCTCTCTAGCGAGAAGTCCCTGGTAAAAGTCCAGGAAGAAGGTAAGACCGTCGAGAGATACGAGGGGAAAGTCTTCTATATCGTAACGAAGTCGAGCTACTATAAGTACTCCCAGTTCGGAGAAAAGAGTAAGGATAGGTTCGAGCTCGAGCTACATTACGATCATAAACTCGACGCCCTTCCGCTAGTAGTTCTAGGAGGCGAAGAAGCGGAAGAGATTAAGAAGAACGGCGATAGCCTGGTATATCTTAAGAGCTACTTCCACGCGGCCGTTCCATTCGCGAATGAAGCAATACGCCAGTTCAGCGACCACCAGGGAATAATGGTGACCTCCGCCTTCCCTATACGGGAGATCGAGGAGATACCTTGCCCCGAAGACGGTTGTAATAACGGTATCCGGAGTATCGTCGACGAAGTTAACGGATCCGAAACAGTAAACCAGAAGGAATGCTCTACCTGTAAAGGAAAGGGCTATATCGTACCGATGTCTCCCTACGGCGTACTAACCAGGAAGAAAGGCTCCGGAATAATGGAGAAGGATAAAGATAGCAGCGCCCCGATGATGAGATATATCTCTCCTCCGGTAGAGATAGTAAGATATAGCGGGGAGCACTGGATGGAGCTCCTTAAAAAAGCGGAGAAGGCTCTCAATCTTCTTTTTATCGAAGAAGCCCAGAGCGGAAAAGCGAAGGAGATCGATAGAGAGGATAAGGTCGCACAGCTCGATAAGATAGGCGCGAACGTCTTTAAGAATATCGTCTATAACTCGATCCGCTTAATCGATAAGCTCCGTAACCTGGGAGCCGGTAAAGGAAAGAGTATATCGATAACTCTCCCTTCGACTTTTAAGACGAAGACGGAGCACGAGCTTATAGAGGAGATGGCAACCCTACGCGATAAGAACGCCCCGAGCTTCCTACTAGCCCAGGCTACGATCGACTACGTAAAGAAGCGCTACTCTGGGAACCGATCGATCCAGAGAGCTATCGACTTCCTAGCCCAGTACGACCCAATCTTCTACTTAACCCAGGCCGAGAAAGACGGGCTCCTGGCTTCGACTGTAATTACTGAGGAGCAACACGGTAAGAGTTTATACTCCTTCTCCGTCGTTACTTCCGTAGCTTCTGAAATGGGCGAAGAGTTCCTTACCGAATCCTTCGAGACTATCCAGAAGAAGGTCGACGCTATACTCGTACCTATGATCCAGACCTCCCGGCCTCCTATCGAGCCCGGAACGTGAACGACTTAATCGATCTAAATATCCGGCTAATGGACGACGCCGAAGCGCGTCTCCTGGGATCCATCGAGGAAGTAGAAGCCGAGATCTGGAACCGCGTGCGCGAGATCCTCTTCCAGTTTAAGACGAAGGACGGATACTTCGTGCCCGACGAAATGAACGCGACCCTAGTTAACTCCCTAAAGCGGGAGCTCCGGACGATCTTAAAGAGTACATCCTTCCCTAGTAAGGTAGACGACTTCCTTGCGAGCTTCGACGAGATAGGGGAGAACGTCCAGGCGATACACCAGGATCTTAACGGGATCCGAGTACCTCAGAACCTAGTAAACCGCCAGAAGTTAATCGCGATATCGAATACGATGGACAACCTTCTGGAGAGTAACGTATCCGCCCGCTTCGTAGATCCTATAAAACGGAGCCTATTTAACCACGTAAACTTCGGGAGCGGAGTCCTGGACGCCGAGGCTGATCTTCGCCGGACTATAATCTCACAGGGAGGAGACGCCGGTGTACTTCGTCGATGGGTTGGCCAGGTAGCCAGGGACTCGATACAGCAATACGAGGGAGGTATTAACCGGAAAGTCGCCGAAGAGTTCGGCCTTACTAACTGGATCTATGTCGGTGCGACTGGAGGCGTAACCCGTAAACAGTGCGCCCGTTGGATGCGTATCGGAACGATCGAAGGGAAGAACCTCCAGGCCGAGATCTCTTGGGCTCAAAAGAACGGTTCCGGAATGATCCCAGGAACGACTCCGGAGAACTTCCCCGTAAACCGAGGCGGCTATAACTGTCGGCATTCAGCTTATCCGACCAGGGCGAAGGAAGAAGACCCGAAGGCGAAGCCTCCAGTAAAAAGGAAGACGCCGGCGAAGAAGAAGGAAGCGGCTCCGACCGTAGACCAGGATCGCGCTAAGTCGATGATCCCGAAAATAAACCAGAAGGCTATTAACCCGAGCCTCCCGCTTCGCTTCTGGAACCTATTTAAGGAGCCCGTAAAGTATAAGACGAATAACTCCCAGGGCTCCGCTCTGGTAGAGTATAGAGGACGCCCGGATCTTAACTACGTACAGATAAACACTAAGCGACATTCGCAAGGGACGGAGAACTCTATCTTCGCGCACGAGTACGGCCACGCGCTACATCAACAGCATAAAGTATTTGGTAACAGCTCCTACGGACAGGGGGAACCCTGGCCAGAGTTCGAGGCCGCCTTCGCGAAGTCGAAGAAGGATATCGGCCTGGGCGACCTGGACGAGATACCGGAAGCGGCGGCTAATATCCTCGCGAATATTTTCCAGGAAATAGAGGAGGACTATACCTTCGAGTTTATGGGCAACCAGATAACCAGGAAGCGGAGAATAAACCCTACCAGGAAAAGGATCGCCGAAGAGAACGGACTAAAATACGGGAGCTCGCTAGAGGCCGAACACTGGGGAGCATTCGCTGATACGATCGAGGCCTTAACGGCTTCGAGATACGGATACGGACACGGATCGGAGTACTTTAGAGACCCGAAGGCCTCCTTCTTCGGGGGGAGTATGACTAACGGAGAACGAATGCAGAGAGCCGAATACTTCGCCCACGCCTTCGAGAATAGATGGTACGAAGCGAACCCCTATACGAAGGCTCTCTTCCCAGAGCTCCAGGAAACGATGGTAGCCTGGGCGGACGAGTTCGAGAGACTTGTATACCTTAAAAGAGTAGAAGAATGACAGACCTACAAAAGTACCTAATAGTCTACCGTAGCGACTACCCTACGGCGGAAGATCCCGAGAAGTACTTCTTATCCCTGGGATACGATCTTCTCCTGGATATCCTTAAAGAAGCGGCCGGTCGCGAGATCGTCTTTACCTACGAAACCCAGGAGGGGATCCACGTAACGGATCCGACTCCTACTATCTCCTACCGATGAAGAACCTAACTACGATCCTCCTCGTCCTAATAGCGGGCGCGGCTATCTACTGGGGAGTAACCCAAGACAGGAAGGCGAAGGCCTACCAGAGAACAGCGATAAAGACCTACGTATCCTCTAAGCTCGAAGCCAAGGCTAAGATACGGGAGAGCGAGGAGATCCTGGACTCGTTAAAACTGGCCGGAGAAGCGGCCGAAGCGCTCCTACTGGAGTACCTAGAAGAAGCTAACCGGGAGGGCAACCTCCGTAAAATAAACCAACGCTATGAAGAAGACATCGACCGTCTGCATAATTTTAGCGCTATTGAGCTTGTCGACTTCGTCGAGGCTCAACGCGCAAAGCGAAAGCCTTGAAGTATCCAGGACGGACTCCGTAACCTTCGCCCGAGAGACCGCTCTCTATATGGCTACCCGTATGCTCGACGCCGATAAAGCCGAGGCCGAGCTCCAGCAGTTTAAGATCGCGAACGCTAGCCTCTACTCCGCCGTCGACGCCCTGTATATCCAGGTCGACGTCTGTAAAGCGGAGAAGGTAGAGCTCGTAAGAATTAACGACGAGCTCCGTCTATCCGACGCTACTTGCGAAGGCCAGATACAAATCTGGGTGGACGAAGCTAAACGCCAGGAGAAACAGAAGTGGATCTTCGGCGGATCCGGCGTAGGCCTGGCAATCCTATCGATAATCTTCTCCCGATGAGTAAGCCGAAGAAGTTCGAGTTCCTTATCTGGCATTGCACAGCTACCAGAGAAGGCCGGCCGGTAACGAGGCAGCACCTAGAAGAGTGGCATTTGAGCCCGCGAAACTTACCAGGAGGAGGAGTAAGGTATCGAGGTAAAGACTACGGAAGTAGAAGAGATCTACCGAAGGACTTCCTAAACGGGAAACCGATAGCGGACTTAAACGGTCGCGGATGGGATCGCCTGGGATACTCGGCGCTCTTCCATATTAACGGGAAGGTCGAGATCCTCCAGGAATGGAACCAGGACGAATGGATCGACGCCGGAGAGATAACCTACGGAGCCTCTGGCTTTAACTCGAGGGCTCGGCATTTCGCATACGTAGGAGGGACAGATCTAAAGACTGGAGAAGCTAAAGATACCAGGACGCCGGAGCAGCTTCTAGCGATGGAGATCTTTACCTATAACCAGATGGATCTCAATCCCGATTTACAGATTCTAGGCCATAACCAGGTAGCGAATAAGGGTTGCCCGTCCTTCCGCGTCCCCGACTGGCTCCGCTCTCTCAGTATACCGGAGAAGAATATCTACGACAAATGGGGATAATTCATATCTTTACGGAGAACTTTAATAAGTATTTATGAAACAGATCGTGATCCTGGACAAAGAAACCGGGAAAACATTTAAGGCCTCAGAGGCCGCTTGGAAGTCTACCTACTCGACCATAAAGTCGAAGGCCGGGAAGACTCGCTACGAGATCGTAACTTCTGAGAAGAAGAAGAGCGAAGCCGCTACGGCCGCCCAATTGATCGAGCAGATCAAAACTATGGAGGAAGTGCCTCGCCTCCAGGAACTCGTCGAGGACTCACGTAAAACAGTTCGAGAAGCGGCGGAAGCTCGTATCGAAGAACTGGGAAACGAGTAAGGAGCCGGAAATGCTCCTTCTGTTAAAAACGGACTATGAACGAGAAGACAAAAGAATTACTCCAGAAGCTAGGAGTATCGACCCAGACGATCGCCGACCTGGGAAACGAGGAGAAGGCTAAAGATCTCGACGTAAAAGAGATCCAGGCCGCTACTCTCCAGAACCTCCGGGAAGTTTTTAAGAACGACGAGGCCTTTACCTCTGAGCTCGAGAAAGGCTTCCGCGCCGGACTGTTATCCTCGAAAGAGAATAAGCTAAAGAAGGCCTTCGCCTTCCTGGGACTAAACGATGAAGACTTCGATAAGCTCCCGGAGAAGACTAAATTCGACGACCTTATCGGGCTTCTGTCTGTAAAGGCCGAAGAGCTAAGTAAGAAGGGAGCCGGATCGGGCGATAAGGATAAGGAGATCGAGAAGCTGAACGGACAGATCCGCGAGCTTAAAGAAGCGAAGAAGACCCTCGAGGAGGAGACGATCCCGTCGATCCGCCAGGAGGTCGTCCAGGAGCGTAAGAATATGAAAGTCGACGCCCTGGCTCGTAAAGCTCTCGGAAGCTACGAGCTCGTAATCGATCCGGACTTCGCCTTCGGTTCCGTAATGGGATCGATCTCGCAGAAGTACGATATCGAGCCCCAGGAAGACGGGACGGTAAAGATCCTCCATAAGGGGAAGGATACCGAAGCCTTCGACGAGAATAACCAGAAGCTCACGCTCGACGGTCTCGTCGGCTCTACCGTTAAAACCGCGAAGCTCGTAAAGGAGTCGAACGGAGGTAAGGGAGGGAAGAAAGGAGAAGGAGAAGGAGACGCCGGAGGCGGATCTGGATCTGGAGGAGGCAACTCCCGACTTCAAGGCCTAGACGCCGCGAAGGCGAAAGCTAAAGAAATGAAGGAAGCCGCCGGAGGAGAGTAATCTCTTCCGGCTTCGGCCTTTTTAATACCTATCTCAGATATACGCACGATGTCCAGAGATTTTGAGGCCTCTCTCTCGAGCCTAAGAAAACGAGAGAAACCCGAGGACAGCGCCCGCTCCTAAGAAGAAGCCGGGCAGACTTCAAAATCTATTCAAGATGAATATAGACGTAGCAGACTTTTGCGCTACCCTACAACAGGATCTTGCAGACCTAGCCGGTAATAACTACAAGGCTATGGCTCGCGAGGCGACCGGCTTCTTTGACTCCCTGGTATCTCCAGATAACCGCGCGGGATTCTCACAAGAGCTCCAGCTCGACGGCGGCGACGGAAAAAACAAGCAAGTAATAGTTCGATATATCCAACCTGGAGTATACTCTGAGGCGGGCACTTCGGCTACGAACATTTGTACCGACGACGGCGAAGAAGTAACCGAGACACGAACGATCGAGGATATTACTCGCTTCCGCCGTTCTCCAATTCTAACCTTTACGAACGCCGCTATGCGCGACCTTTGCGATGCTCCTAGCGAGTACCGCGCGAAAGTACTCGCGACCCGTATGTCGGCTCTCGTTCGTTCGATCAATCGCGACCTTATCGGTCTAGCGAATGCGGCGGCCGGGACTCACCTCGGAGGCGATGCTCTCGCGAAGGACGTAAACCTTATCCAGGCTAGCGGTACCGGGCAGATCTCGGCAGACTATACCGGGGAGGTAGACCTTCTCGAAGAGATGGCAGACCTCGGAGTTATGAACCCTATCGTAGTAGGAGCGGGGAACCTCGCTAAGTACGCCCGCCTCCAGGGGATCGGTTGCTGCAACGACTACGGCCAGGACTTGAGCCAGGTTGGAGACTTCTCCTTCTACCGAGATCGCGACGTACCGAGCGTAATCGCGTCGGCTAATAACTTCCTAGCGTATGCTCCAGGAGCTGTACAGCTCGTAACCTGGAACGCCAATAAGGGAGAGTTCGCTATGAACCACGATCACTTCGCTCATACGACGATGATCGACCCGGTAACGGGGATCGAGTTCGACTTCGAGATGAACTACGACCGTTGCGATAAGGTATGGAAGATCGGCTTATCTCTGAATTACGACCTATTTACTCTACCGGTAAATATGTTTAAGGATGCAGACGAGCGCGACGCGATCAACTACCTCTGGCTCTTTAACGGAACCGAGACGGCTCCATAATAAGGACAGAGGCTAGACTCTAAATGATAAAGGGAGCCCAGGCCTCCGCCGGGAGACTGGTAGAGCTGTGGCTCCCTTTGCTTTTTTACGAACCCTTTAACACAGTACTAATGAATAACCGAGTAACCCTATACCGCGAAGGGCTCCCTCTTCGCCTCCGCCAGGTCGGCCTCCAGGTACTTATCGACTCCGAGAAGGAGAACGTCCGTATCTGTGTAGATCCCGAGAAAACGACTAGCGAGAAGGTAGCCTTCTTCGTAAGGACTCCACAGGGAAAGCCTAACCGCAGAGACGCCAGGATAAAGCCTATCGTCCAGAGAGCGGCCGAGAAGTACGGCGATAAAGTCGTAGTCGAGAACGGAGTTATCTCCCTTCCTTCTGAGAAGAAAGACGAGAAACCGGAGAAGACTACTACCAGGAAGCCGAAGTCTAGTAAGGAACCAGAAACTCCCCAGGACTAATGGAATGCGCGAGCGGCTTTATAGGTATCCGCCAGGCTTGCGCCTCGGCCGGAATGAGCGCCCCGAAGAGCGGCCTCTTTATAGAGGATCTCGAAGGGATAAGCGTAAAGAACCTCGAAGGGATAAACGGAGGGAAGTACGACGACGCCGTCGACCTGGTAAACAGGAAGACGATGCACGCCGCGCGGCTCGTAACCGAAGAGCTACGCGCTTATATCTCTCCGACCTTCCGGGAAGAGCTAGTCCTGGAGACTGGATTCGGCGGGAAATTCGAGACGGAGGAAGAGTATACCGCGCTCCTAGATCTGGAGTACGGCCTTCGTGCTTCTATGATCAATAACAACCTTCGAGAGCTTCGCCTGGAGGAGATATTCCTTTTATTCGAGGGAGACTTCTCTAAGGAGATCGAGATCTCGGACGGAGTAGCGACGATAAAGATAAACGAGGGCGGGACTTCTGTTATCGCGAAGGCGGGAGAAGTAACCAGGATCCCGGTAGACTTTGTCAGCTCGAACGGCCAGATCGATATCTCCTATAACGGACTAGGAGTAAGCTCCAGAAATGGAACTACTTCGAGTACTCAGTTCCTCAGTAGTTGCTCTCACTGCGGCTCCCTGGGATTCGAGAACTTTACCGTAAAAGGGATCGCCGGAGAGAGCGAAGACGAGGAACTCTACGGAGTTCGCGCTCGCTTCTCTATCGATTGCTCTATGGAAAAGGCGCTATGCCTATCCCTCTCGCGTCTTAAAATGGCTATCCTCTACCGCGTAGGGATCGAGATCTTAAAGGAGTGGGAAGCCTCCGATCGTATGAACTGGCTAACCATTCATTCTAGAGACTGGGCTCTGGAGAAGCGAGCGGAATGGGAAGAGATAACCTACCCGAATTTAATGAAGACCCTCTCGAGTGGAGTAGCCCACTTCCTTAAGAAGGTAGATAAGAATTGCTTAAACTGTGGAGGAACGACTTATGGCTACACGCACCCCTAAAATACAGATCCAGATCCGGAAATTCGCTACGCCGAAAAAGACAGCGATTAAAGCGAAACCAGTAACCAAAAAACCTTGTAGCAAATGCTAATGATCCGATGTAATATCCTTCTCCAGATCCAGGATACTATCGGATCGGATAGCCTACTAGATAAAGGCCTGGAAGTCAACCCCTACGGACTAACCGTATACGGCGCTCTCGTGGTCGTCTTGGCCGTTATCGTCTGGAGGCTTTACGTCGATCTTCATAAGGAGAGAGACGCCTCGAGAGATCTAGCCGATAAGTCTATGGTGTTAATGACTAAACTCGAAGAGCGCCTCCCGTCGGTAAAGGAGTTCGCGGATATTAACCACCACCTGGATACGATACGGAAGACCGTAGACGAGATTCGGAACCGGGATAAGTAATACAGCTATGAGTTGGAACCCTTTTAAGAATAAAACGACGCCGGCGATATCGGAAGCGATCGAGTATATCGAGAGACTCAACCATAAGATCCGAGTCCCTACTAGGTTCGACGAGCTCGGCCTGGATACTTCTCTAGTAGGATCGAAACATTACGAGAGAGTGCCTTCTCCCTACGTAGATGGGATAGCCTACTGGAAGGACGAGCCTACGGAGAGGAGTATAACCTTGCGCTGTGTCTTCGAGAAGGGCGCGTCTATGGCTCGACATTTGCACGCCCAGGAGGTAGAGAATATCTACGTACTAAGCGGGAAGATCGAGCTCTTACTATTTAAGCCAGGGAAGACCGAGTCTAAGATAGTAGACGAGGATAACCGATACTTCCGGATCCCTCCGCATTTACCTCATAAAGCATTCGCTCTCGAGACTACCGAGTTCCTTTGTACCTTTACGCTATGTCGGAAGTAAAAATCGAAGACCTAGTACGAGAGCTCCGGGGAATAACCGAGAAGCTCGCCGACCCTTTAGCGAAAGCTACCAGGGAGGCCGCCTTTACCGCTATCGGAAACTATAAGCGGAGACTCTTCGCTAATGGCCAGGACTCGAACGATGGAAGGATAGGATCCTACTCGACGAAGCCTACCTACGTATCTATCGCCGGACAGAAGAGGAAGACCGGATCCCAGATATCGAACGGGAAGCTACAAGGAAGAGGTAAGAACTCGAAGAAGCCTAACTTCGAGAACGGAAAGCCCCGGAAGAGTATGTACTTCTCCGGAGGATATAAAGAATTCCGCCAGGTAGTCGGAAGACAGGCCTCGAAGAAGGACTTCTTCCTATCCGGAGAGCTCGAGAGATCTATCCAGGTAGGTAAGACGGGGAAGTCCGTCGTTATCGGATTCCTTAAAGACGAAAAGTACGAACTAGCGACGAAGCTCGAGCGCCAGAGTAAGAAGGCCGTCTTCTCCTTTTCAGATAAGGAGGTAGATATAGCCCTGGATTTGGTAGAAGATAGACTCGTCGAAGCCCTTAATAAATTACTATGACCCACGATTTACTCCAGTACCTAGCTAGCGTAATAAAAACGAACCTCTCCTTCCTGGACGAAGTACAGTATCTAGGCCGTAAGTCGGTCGACGGCTATACTCTGGCCGATAATAACTACGTCGGGATAACAGATAAGAGAGGACAGTACGGATACTTCCGGATCCAGGGAGAGCAAGATCATACCTACACGAGGACGGAGAACGCCGTAACCTCTCGCGGATCCTGGTATAACGTAAAGGCTCCGCTCCGCCTGGTACTCGTCGTAGATCTTCGAGACTGTGGAGGGGTGCACAGCCTGGAGTCGAACCTGGTTAAAATCTTAAACTCTGCGACCTTCCCGCCTTCTAACTTCGGGCGCGTTACTCTAAACGTCCAGAGCTCGAGTACAGACTTCGAGCGGATCTTCCAGGAAGAAACCGACCAGGAGGATATCGTTTGGAACGATTCCTACGCCCTCGTCTCTATCGACTTCGAGCTAGTATATCTATCAAACGAATGTTGCCAGATCTCACAACCTAGCAACGGCGGATCTTGCGATCCTGGGCTCGTAACCCGAGAGAACCCGGATAACGGGCTCCAGGAGGAGTATTTTACAGTCCCTAGCGGAAGTACCCAAGAGCTCGAGGCTCCAGGAGTTCACGCCAACACCGAAGCGAACCCAGAGGCCGGAGCCTATACTATCGGTTGGCCGATCGTACTAGCCTTCGATACTCCAGGGGACGATCTAATTATCCAGAACGTCGACCGGGACGGAGGCTTTACTCTGGTAGAAGTAGAGAGGCCGGCCTGTAACGACGATCCGGTAGAGATCTTCTTCGACGAGAGAGACGGATCTCCCGCTTCCCAGGGAACGGTCTCCCCTGGAGCTACGTATATCGTACTAGACCAGAAGATAACCGATATCCTCGGAACTACCCAGGAAGTAGCCTACCAGGGCGAAGAGATAAGAATAGAGCACGATGCGGGAGATATCTCCTTCGATACTTCTACTCCTGGCCTGGTAAAGATATCCGTCGGATCCGCTCCGAGCGGGATCCTGTACTTTCCTACCGCTCCGAGTTTAGTAAACGAAAGACATATACTGGTAGGGGATACAGTATGGCAAGCCCAGAACGGCCGCTTCGACTATACTCCTCCCGAGAACCCCGTAAGCGTAGCGGAGATAGACTACCTAGCTACCCAGGCGGATATCCGAGTAACTCCAGCAGCCGGAACCTTCTCTTTTTCTAAACTAGGAGAGACCAGGCTCAAAGAGAATAACCGATACGGAAATAAGTACCGCTTTACGGACGACGCCGGAAACCCTTCGAGCGCTTCGGCCGCGACAAATATCTGGGCGCACGTAAACTGGAGACAACATAACTGGGCGGGAGCTACGCCTTACTACGTCCGGGATCATTTAACGGGCTTCGCCTACGTAGTTCGAGGCATAGTAAGTAGTGGCAAGTATAATATAGACAACCTCGGAAACGGCGCTACCTGGGAGTCCTGGATAAACCATATAACGGTGAACTTTAGTATTGGATCTTATACAGATAAGGACTTCTTCGCTCCTTTTCACGGAGTAGGAGGAGCGTATATCGCCTTCTTTGCTAGCCATACCTGGGCGAGGAACTTCTTCTTCGACCAGGCCTTTGCTAGCCGGTGCTACGGCTTGTCTGGAGATACTCCCAATAATACGCCGGCGAACTTCTTCGGATTCCACGATTCGGATAATGATAATTATATCGCTTTTCAGATAAGTAAAGCGCTAGGCTCCGGCTTCTCGAATAGGATAACGGCTATTCATCCGATGAGGATCGACCGATCATAAAAAGTTCATATCTTTACGCCGATGAGTTGCTTTAACTGTAATAGCGAAACCTGTCTACGCCTGGACGACTTAAGTACCTGTTCGGCCGGTATAGATCTCCAGGCCGGATGGACGAACTCCTCCGGATCCGAGAAGACCTATAAAGTAGTCTACTCCTTTAACGGATCCCAGTACTCGAAAGAGTTCGAGATCCCAGACGGAGACCTTGTAATACTTCCTTCGGATCTACCGAAGGACTACGTCCTGGAGTTCTACGTCCTAGACGGAGAGACCCGGCTAGTAAAGACCGTCGAGTCTATCGATTATGATTGCTTCCGCCTTAAGCTATCCCTCGCTAATGTCTGAGCTCCTCCAGGATATCGTCCTCCTTTCTTTCTTCGCTCTAATCTCTGCGGCGACTACTTACTTCCTGGACTTCTGTATCGGAAGCCCTTCCGAAGGAGAGATCCGTAAAGGGAGGATCTTCGGAGCCTACGGCCTCTGGATATATCGCAAGTATAACGAACGCGAGGAGGCTATAAAGAAGAGTGAGTCCCTGGCTATATCGAACTCGGAGAACGAGATCGAGTACTGTTATCAACCTACGGCGGAGGACAAGGCCAGGATCCGCCGGAAGCATTTATCTAAAGTGCGACGAGTAAACTACTATAAAGCTCTCGGGATCTGCTACGTCTGTTGGAACGTCTGGATCTCTTTTATCTACTTCGGGATCCTCTCCTGGATCCTACCGCTCTCCCCAGTAGAAGCCGCCCTTTATCTTATCCCTTTCGTCGTCCTGGCGAATTTAATCGTCCGAAAGCTATTTTGATAGCCAAATTTCGACGATCTACTACCTTACTTTATATCCTTACTTCGACGAAGAGATCCTTCTCTCTCGTTAATTTTCGCGTAAAATAATATTTGAGATAAATTTTATCCCTGGTATATGGTTATACTCTGGAATATATTCTTACTATTGCAGAGTCGAACGATTAAAACAGCGAAAAAATGGACGCAAATACAGTAAACCAGAACGCGATTATCCGCGTATATCCCGCTCTACCAGGGCGAAGCGGGAATAATTCTATCCTATCCTATAACGCGATCGTCGAACTAATCGGCGAGGATCTCTTCGAGAAGAACTTCTCTAAGTTCTGGAGTAGAGGCCTCGATAAGTTCGAGTTCCGTCTTCGTAGAGGTCTCCGCGTTCAGATCGTAGCTAAGTAATATCTAACCGATAACCAGAAGAAGATGGACTTATCTACCTACGACCTTATAGTAGTAAACAGCTCCGGAGGGAAAGACTCCGAATGCGCTCTATACGAAACCCTTCGCCAGTTAAAGATCCAGGGACTCCAGACGGAAGTCGTAGTATCCCACCAGGATGTCCAGGAGAGCGAATGGAAGGGAGTATGGGAGCTCGTTCTAAGACAGAGCGAGTACTTCGGTATCTCTCGAACCTTTAAGTCGAGAAGAGTAGATAAGAACGGGAAGGAAGAGACCCTACTCGAGTACGCGGAACGTCGCGGAGCCTGGCCGGATAGTACTAGAAGATGGTGTACCTCCGACTTTAAGCGCGACCCTGGTAATAAGATACTATCGAAGCTCGCTAACGAACTCAGAGCCCAGGGGATAGAGCGCCCTCGAGTCCTCCAGGTATTCGGATTTCGCTCGGAAGAGTCTCCGGCTAGAGCGAAGAGGCCGGTATTCGATAACGATAAGAGAGCTACCTCCGGGAAGAAGTTAGTCGATAACTGGCTACCGATACACGACTGGAGCGAGACGAAAGTCTGGGAGGTAATTAAGTCGGAGGGGATCCCGTACCACGAAGCCTACGACCTGGGGATGCCCCGCTTATCTTGCGTCTTCTGCGTATTCGCCTCGAAGCACGCCTTAAAGATCGCCGGTAAGGCGAACCCCGAGCTCCTCGAGAAGTACGTAGAAGTAGAAAAACGGATAAACCATACCTTCCGAAAAGATACGAGCCTGGCGGATATCCAGACAGAGCTCCAGATAGAAAAAGTATAAACCCGGAGGCCGTCGAACGCCTCCTTAAACTATAACAGCGATGGAAACAGTCGTAAAAAATGAGCTCCAGGAGAAGCTCGAGAAACTAATCTCCCAGAAACAGCCGAACGCGATAGAACAGATCGGTAAGATCCGAAGAGACGCGGATAACCTCGTCGACTTCGTAGCTCCTATCGGTAAGACTAACCGACTCGGGAGTCCGATATCCTTCTCCTCGAACGGAACAGTAAAAGCCGAGATCCTTATCGCGGACGAGATCGAGAAGTACCAGATCCATAACCACGCCGTCGGACAGTTCGGAGAGAAGTTAGGTATCCCTACTCGATATCTTAAAGACCTCGCCGGATCCCAGGAACAGTGGGCGCGAGATCTAGCCGCGTACTCTCTTAACGAGACAGCCCAGTACTCGAGCCGGTCGCGCCTACTTATCCGCTCAGTAGACCAGGAGATCCGAGGAGTATTATCGGATAGCTACCGGAGACTCGATACCGGGAAGATCCTCGCCCAGTTCCTTAACGCCGTAGAAGGAGCCGGCGCTATACTCTTCGACGCGGCCTATACAGACACGAAGAGCTTCGTCGAGGTAATACTTCCGAGACCCTTCCAGATCCAGACCGAGAAGAACGGCGACGTCGATCTCGTCTTCGGTATGCAGATATCGAACTCAGACTACGGAGACGGATCTCTAAAGGTATCCTCCTTCCTGGTTAACGGCGCTTGTTGGAATGGAATGCTATTTAAGTCTAGCTTAAACCAGATCCACCTTGGGAGACGTCTACCGGACGATCTTAAGCTATCCGAGGAGACCTACCGTAAGGATACGGACGCCCAGGCCTCGGCCGTTCGCGATATTACCGGACAGCTATTACAAAAGGATAGGATCATAGAGCTAGCCGGGAAGATTAAAGGAGCGGCCTCCCAGGAGATCGATAGCGTAGAGAACGAGATCCGAAGACTTTCGCGCCTCGGCGGCGGAATGACGAAGGGAGAGCTCGAGCTAGTCGAAGACCGCCTTAAGTATAACCGGAAGGAGGACGGTCTCGAGGGAAGCCTTACCCTCTGGAAACTATCGAACGCCGTAACGGCCGTCGCTAGAGATAACGAAGACCAGAGAAGGAAGAGAGAGCTCGAGGAGATCGGCGCGGCTCTTCTGGAGCTTTAATAAACTAGAGGAGGAGACCCAGGGGATCGTCTCCTGGGCTTTACTCCCTCCTTTTAACCCTATACTATATGAACAGAGAGAACTTGGCTAGATCGGCCGCATTTGAAGCCTGGAGGAAAAGTATCCGCCAGGGAAGGATTCAGATCCTAAAGAAACTCGTCGACCAGTACGGCGAAGAGAATTACGAACCGGAGCTAGTACTGGCGATGCTCCGTAATAATTTCGACAGATGACAGTAATACAGCGAGAAGAGAACGTACTCCGGATCCAGGAGGCGCTCGTTCATTATCACAGAGAAAGAGCTAGGAAAGGCCTAGTAAGAAAATCACAGAAGGAGATCGCGATCGATATCTTCCAGGATCTTAAACCGGATACGGCGTACCAATACCTCTCGGGAATTAAGTACGGGAGAAGGATAGGATCCCTAGAGCCCAGGTATATCGCTAGGATCTGTACCGTAACCGGAGTATCCGCCGACTTCCTTCTAGGCCTATCTGAAACCGTAAACGATAAAACCTATGAAGAAGCTACTATTTAATTTGCCAGAGTTCGAGAGCCGTATCCTGGGAGGAGTTAAGAACCAGACTATCCGGAGATCCTGGAAGGGAGACGTCGGACAGAACGTACAGCTCGCTATCGAAACCGAAGAAGGAGAGAAGGACTTCCTCCAGGTAGTTATCCTCCAGAAGATTAGCGTGTTCATCCTACCGAAGGAGAACCGCGTCTTCCTGGCCTGGTTAAAGTTCGGGACGATACAGCTCCAGACTAGAGAGCTCGTAGGCTCTGAGCTCGGGGAGTTTATTATCCGCGACGGCTTCTTCTGTATTACTAGCTTCTGTAATTACTTCGCCGGGAAGGAGGACGCCTATCTGGAAGTCGACGGTATTAACTACGACGCCTACCAGGGAACCGTATACTCCTGGGGAGGAGAACCCTATAAACTTACCGACCTATGAGCGCTCCCGTAAAATATACGTGCCCGGATATCGACGCTATCCTGGAGTCCCTCCGAGAGGTAGCCGAGTCTCTCGACTACTTCGATAAGAATATCGACCCGACGGAGATAGGAGAAGCTCCACAGGCTCTTATCGACGATCTCGATATTCAGAACCTACGCTATATACTAGAGTCCCAGGAAGGAGCTCTCGAGGACTTAAGAAGATCGAACGCCTCCCTCCGAGACTGGGGAACCGAGGAGGAAGAGAGGGCGGGCTCTGCGGAGTCTAAACTCGAAGACGCCCAGGCGGAGATCGAAGACTTAACCCAGGAGAAGGATAGACTCCAGTCTGAGATATACGTGCTTCGAGAGGAGAACGAAGCCTTAAGGCGGGAACTAGAAGACCGCCCAGTAATTAACCCGCCGAGGATCTCAGAGATCGCCAGGCTCAACTCTTAAACCCTTATAGATTATGAGATATCTACTAATAGAAAACGAAGGCGAGATCGACGCGAACGCCTTCCTCCTTATCGGAGCGTCGACTAAAACGAACCAGACCGAGAAGATCGGAGAGTTCGGAAGCGGAGCGAACTACGCTATCGCCTGGCTACTTCGGAATAACGTAGCCTTCGGAGTCTTCTCTGGAGAGCGTCGGATCGAGTTCGATACCAGGAAGAAGAACTTCCGGGACGAAGTCTTTAACGCTATCGTAATAGACGGCCAGGAGACGAGCTTTACTACTCAGATGGGTAAAAAGTGGAAGCCCTGGTACGTCCTTCGCGAGTTCTGGTGTAACGCCCTGGACGAAGGTAACGAGCGCCGAGAGATCCTAAACTTTAACCCGTTCGGAGAACAGCCTAAAGGAGAGCCAGGTAAGACTCGTATCTATATCGAGGTATCCGAGGAGATAGGCGAAGTCCTGGATAACTGGGATCTGTACTTCTCGAGCCATAGAGAGGACGTACTCTTCGAGGGCGAAGGCTTCCGAGTCTTTAGAGGATCTGGAGAGCTCAGAGTATACCGTAAAGGAATACTCGTAGAACAGAGGAAGGAAACGGCGACGGGCTTCCATATAGACTTCCCGGCTATCGATATAAACGAGAGCCGAGTAGTATCTGGAGACTGGGAGCTCCAGAACCGTATGCGCTACTTCTGGCAGAAGATCGCCCCGGTAGATCTTATCCGAGAGTTCCTTCGCTTGGTAGCGAATAGCGAGCTCTGGGAAAGGACGGAGTTAGACTTCCGATACGGGACTGGCTTCGGGGATAACTGGAAGCTCGCTATCGAAGGCCGTCCGGTAGTAGGAGACTCAGAGCTCGACGACTACGGAGATATAGCGAAACTTAATAACGCGATCGTCCTCCCTCAGAACGTCGCCAGGATCTTAATAGGGACGAAACAGATAGAGCACGTAGCGGGGAAGTACGGAGAGCTCGGGATCTTCCCGGCGGATCCTACCGAGAAGGAGCGCTTCGTAGTAGAAGAAGCTATCCGATCTCTAAACGCGACCGGCTATAAGATAGACTTCCCTATCGAGTTCGCTCGCTTTAAGACGAAGGGGATCCTCGGTAGAGCGTATAATGGTAAGATCTACCTCTGTACTGAGGCTATCCCGAACGTCTTCGACGCGGCGACTACGATCGTAGAGGAGAACGAGCATTTAAAGACCGGCTTCCAGGACGAGACGAGAGAGTTCCAACAGCACTGGATTAACGAGTACGTCCGCTTCCGACTGGCTTCCCAGGGGATAAGCGTAACAGGAGCCGAATTAACAGAAACACCGGCGGAGGAAGATCCTTTCGCCTTCTTATCTTAAACCCTTACAGATTATGAAAACAGAACAGAACTACGAGATCGAAGACCTTATCGATATCCTCTTCGACGAGAAGCGACTGGTAAGACCAGAGCGCGAACTTTACCGCCTCCAGATCGACGGAGATCGAGTATACTATTACTTCGACGATAAAGGCGAGCCAGTCTTTAAGCAGAGCGTAACGACCGCGATCCGGAATAATACGCCGACCTCTCCCTTCCTTCTGAAATGGTACGCCGACCTCGGATGGGAAGAAGCTAACCGATACAGAGACGAGAGGGCGGCCTTCGGTACGTTCCTTCATATCCAGATAGAGCAGTTCCTAGTCCATCGCTTTATAGATCTGGACGAGGTAGACCGAGCTCTGGAGTCTTACGCCGAGATCGAAAGACTCGCCCCTGGATTCGCGAAGAAGCACTCGAGGGAAGCGAAGAAGGGGATCCTCGCCTTCGTAGCCTTCTACCAGGATTACGAGGTAGATCCTCTCGCCGTAGAGATATCTCTCCCTTCGGAGCTCTATAACCTGGCCGGGATGCTCGACCTAGTAGGGGAGATCTCGATCGAGGAGACCGGATACTGGGGAGAGGTCTATAAGTCCGGAGAGAAGAAAGGAAAGCCGAAGGAGACGAAGAAGAAGAACAGGATCCGCGCGATCGTAGACTTTAAGAGCGGGAAGAACTTCTACGATGATCACGCGCACCAGTTGGAGATATATCGCCGGATCTGGAACGAGAACTTCCCCGACTACCAGATCGAACGGATATTTAACTGGAGCCCGAAGGACTGGACGGGATACTCTCCGAGCTTTAATCTTAAGGAGCAGACTACTAACCCAGTACTCGAGAAGCTCGATAATATCCTAGCGATGAACGAGATCGACCAGTCGAAGAAGAACGCCTCCGCTACGATCTACGAGGGACAGCTATACCCAGGGACGGATCTCTCGACAGTCGTTAAAGTTATCGACTACCGAGATATCGTAAAGGCTAGAAAAGAGAAGAAGGAGAGTAACGATAAAGCCCCGAGCGATGAGATATAAAGCTATCGATCTACTGGACGGAGAGATATTAAAGCGATACCAGGCCGGAGCCGCCCCCGACAGTCGGGAGGCGGCGCTCGCCGTTATCGAGGCTCTCCTGGAGGATAAAGGCGAGCGTCTTCCTACCGGAGTACCTTCTATCGAGGAGGCTCTGGATATCTTTACTAGGAAGCTAGTATCCCAGGCTCGCGAAGACTGTAACCTACGGAGCGCTATCCCGGAGTATATCCGGATCGCTTCTAAAAAAATACGAGATGAGCAGAATTAAAAGACGCCCAGGGGAGGACTTTCAACTCCCTATTATCGGTAAACTGAAATGCGGATATAAACCAGAAGGAAAGAAGTACCCAGTATCGACGGACTACTTTATCCCTAGCGGACTAGGAGCCGAGAGCTTCCGGAAGAAGTACGGAGATAAGGCTACGAAGATCCCTATCGTCTTCCTCTACTCTGGAAACGAAAAACAGTGCGAAGAGCGATACGAGTACCGAGATAACTCCGGCAGCCTTTACGCCTACGGAGACGGGGAGCTCTTCTACGTCTGGGACAAAAACGAGTATAAGCTCTTCTTAAAGGACGACTTCCCGGAGATTATGCAGAAAGTCCACGAGAAGGTAGGAAACCCTAAAGGATGGAGCGTAACCCTTACCCTCCGCTTCGTTATTCCTACCCTTAAAGTCCTCGGCCGTTGGCAGTTGACGACGAAGGGAGAGGCCTCTAGTATCCCGAATATTATCGCCGCCTACGACACTATCGAGGAGCATAACGGAACGGTAAAGGGGATCCTATTTAACCTCTGCGTGTCCTTCGCGAAGAGCCAGAAGCCAGGAGAGAAGAGCCGATACCCGGTAGTAACTCTCGTCCCGAATAACGACCCGGACGATATAGCGGATATCCGGACGGATTTATTAAGCCATAAAAAACTATTAAACCTTAACCAATGACGAAGCCCTATAAGACCTGGAGAGCTATCCGGGCGAACTTCCTCTACGAAGCGAGGCGTATTAAAGTTCTAGCGAATAACCGCTTTATCTACGAGTACGGAGATCCTGGAGGAGGAGGTAGAAAATCATCTTATATCCCGACCTTCTGCGAGTTCTGCGATTGGATCGGAATAGAGAAGGAGCATATCCATACTTACACCGGGGACGGATGCGGAGACGTGGAAGCGATCGATAAATGTCCGAACTGTAACGCCTGGGAGCCTCGTCGATTAACTACCTGGAGGAAGTCCTGGGTTAACTTCTGGAAGAAGATCGACTCCTATCTGGATCCAGGATACCAGGAAACGAAAACCAGAAAGCAGAAGCCCCTATGAAAGATATAACCAGAGAAGAAGAGATCCGATACTTACAGGTCGCGCTCGCGCTCCAGAAGATAGAAGTCGATCCAGTAACGGCCGACTCTATTATCGAAACCCTGGACTCACTCCGAGAACTCGGGGAGGACTTTAACCTTCGAGAGGTAAAAAGGATCGAGGACTTAATAGAAAAAAAGTATAACACCCGGGATACCTGGGAAAAATAACAGAACAGATGAAAGTCTTAAACGCTATGGAGGCCGTCGAGAACCTCCTAAAAAGTAGGCCAGAGCTTCGGGACGACGACCGCGCTCTTATCTCCGCTATCTGGAAAATGGCCGCCGAAAATAAATACGGATCCTCTACCCAGGCCTTAAGCGCTCGCGCCTTCCTAGAAGACTACGCCGCCGGATATTATCCTTCGGCCGAAGCTATACGGAGATCCAGGGCGAAGCTCCAGGAGCATATCCCAGAGCTCAGAGGTAAGGACTACGAGAAACGTAAAGGAGGAAGAGAGAGATCCGCCCGCCAGGAGATCCGAGAGTATACCACTAGGAAGAGCTTCCAGGAAAGACTTAAAGAGGAGGCGAAGATTAAAGGGATCAATATAGGAGACCTCGGAGAGGCTCCTACGAATACCGCTATCTCTGTCTCAGAAGCCGCAAGGACTTTATCTAAAGCTGGCAAGGATAAGCTCCGAATGAGAGAAGCGATGAACCAGGAAGATAAAGGACTAGGACAGACGTCCCTCTTCCATAAACTAGAAGCCGATGAAAGCGAAGAAGAGACCGAGTAGGAAAGGCGACTACGCCGAGTACTGGATAGATCCGGAACTATTTAAGAGAGTCCGCGCCTTCTATTACGGGGAGATGTTTAACCGTAGAGATGGCGGGAAGGTTAAAATCTACGTAACTGGATCCCGCGCTAAATTCATAGAGTTAACTTTCGGGACGAAACTCGAGAAAATAAAAACAGATGAAAAATAAGAAGAACCCCTACGCCTACGGATGGACTTACTACCGTAGTAACGAGCCGAAGAGCTCAGTATTAAACCTATCCGGAGAACCAGATCACGAGATTCTCCGTATCTATAACGCTACCGATAAGCCTCCACAGGTAGCGATTTCTATCCAGGGGAAGAAGTATACCTTACTACTCAGATCTCCAGAGAAGGACGAAAACCCGGATCTCTCTCCAGGGACTAACGTGTTCGCCGACTTAACCAGAGCGGAGATATCTAGCCTCGTCTCCCAGGAGATTAAGGCCGCCGAAGAAGGATACCCGGAGAACGGTAAAGCGACTAGAGAGCCGCGTAAATTGAGCAGACAGGAGAAGAGGAAAATCGAGAGAGATAGAGAGAAGTACTACTCTAGGATATCAGTAGTAAAAACTATCGAGGCCGCTAAAGACGAAGGAGGGACAGATGCCGACTATTAAGAACTTCCGCAAGGATCGCTTTACGACGATCGATAACGCCGTACTGGAGCGCTCAGATCTTACTTGGAGAGCCAAAGGTATACTTACCTACCTGGTAGGGAAGCCGAAGGACTGGGAGGTAAGACTGGCCGACCTGGTTAACAGATCTAAAGAGGGGAGGGACGCCGTCCGCGCCTCTCTCTCTGAGCTTAAAGAGCTCGGATACCTAGTAACTATACCGACCCGGGAAGCCGGTAAAATCGTAGATAATGTAACCTTCGTATCGGACAGACCGGAGGATCTAGCTGAACTACTGGAAACCCGTCTACCGGATACCGACAGACTGAAAAACCGAACTCCGGCAAAACCGAACTCCGGCAAATCCGATACAACTAATAAAGAATGTAATACCAACGAAAGATCTCTAACTAAAGACGAGAAGAAGCTCCTCGAGCTCCTTCCCGACGTCGATCTCGAGAAGAAGAGCTTATTTAAGAATAGCCAGAGCTTCGACTGGGAGATCTTCCGCCAGTTTTTCGGCGAAGAGTTTACCGGCGTGGATGTTCGTCATTACTGGGAAGCGATCGCTAACTGGAACGAGAATAAGAGAGTAACCCGGACGCCCGTCGGATGGATCCTAACTATTAGGAACTCGATCGCCAGGGACGCGAAGAAGGGAGTCGCTAGAAGAAACTCGGAAGGACTGGCCGCCCAGGGCGAAGGTCTGGCCTCCTTCCTTAAACTAGGCCGATAATGAAAGACCAGACGAAACAGATCGCCAGGCGCGAAGACTTAAGCGAGCAGATCGCCCAGGCGGGGATCTCGATCCAGAGGAGTAAACTCCAGGCAATAAAACTATCCGAGAAGCCCAGGATCCCAGATATGGATCCCGTCGAATTTAAGACCGTAGGCGTAGAGCTCCTCCGCTATATCTGGAAGGACTTCGGTATCCAGGGCACGCCCGAGAAGTACGACGAGATCCGCTTCCTGGACTTCCTTCTGGCTTATTACAGGGACTTCTCCCTGGAGGAGATTAAGCTAGCCTTCGAGTACTTTATTACTGGAGAGCTCGAGGGATACGTGCGAAAGGAGTTAAACCACTACGGCCGATGGAGTATACAGTTCGCCGCCGATATCCTAAAGGGATACCGTAGTTATAGAGGCCGAGCTATAAGCGATACCAGGAGACAGCTACCAGAGCCGAAGGAGATAGAGAAGACTCCGGAGGAGATCGAAGCGGATCATATTAACTATTGCCGCTTTATCTATAACCAACTCGAGGGAGCTATCTCCAGGAAGGAGGAGCCACTGGCTTACTTCTTCTCGTCGTTCGTTCATAAGACTTTATGCGACGTCGGGATCCTGGAGCCTCGAGAGGTGTCCGATAAAGAAGTCGACGACGGCTTCGGGAAGTTCCTCGCCAGACAGGACGTAGATCGCTTCCAGAAGGACAGATACCGGAACGAGTTCCAGAAGGACGGTAAGATATCCGGGATCTTAAAGAATACAGTTATTAACCACGCGATCCAGAGGGATATCCAGAACCTAATTAAGGAGGGAGATATCGACGGGATCCGCGATAAATTTATAGCCTATGCGAGTAATAGGAATAGATCCCGGGAAAAGTAACGGAGGGATCGCGATATACGACGAGAAGATTAAAGACTGGGCTCTCTCCAGGCAGCCAGACGAAAACGAATGGAAGAAGATCTTCGACACCTGGGACAGAGAGACGACGATAATAGCTATCGAGAAGCTAAACCTCCGGGAGGACGACAGGACGAGCCCGGCCTTCTACGCTATCGCTAATCTGGTACAGCAGACCGAGAGGCTTATCGCGACCCTATCGACCCTGGGCTTCGACGTAGTCGAGATCTATCCGGTATCCTGGCAAAGTATCTGGAGGATACAGACGAAAGGAAAGACGGCCGACGAGAAGAAGTACGTATACCAGAAGATCGCCGTTAACCTAACAGGGAGGAAGGTCGCCCTCTGGGGATCCGATGCCGTCCTTATCGCTTACTACCTCCAGAAGAAGCGATACGAGGATCCGAAATGGATCCAGGATAGAGTTGTCGGTGGTATTAAAAACCTTCATATATTTGGCCAGAATAAACCCGTAAACCCTTAAGACTATGAGGACTAATAAAGTACAGCTCATAGGGAACGTAGGCAAGGATCCAGAGATCCACCGCTTCGACACGGGAAGCTCGAAGGCTTCCTTCTCCCTAGCGACGAGCGAAAAATACCGCGATAATAGCGGACAGCTACAAGAAAAAACCGAATGGCATAACGTAGTAGCCTGGGGAAAGACAGCCGAGAAGGTCGAGAAATACCTAAAGAAAGGCTCGAAGATAGGCCTCGAAGGAAAGATCGAGACCAGGAAGTACCAGGATAGCGACGGATCCGATCGGTATATTACAGAGATCAACGCCTTTTCTATCCTCTTCCTGGATACTAAGAACAGAGATAACGATAACAGGGGAGCTAACTACTCCCCGAGCTCCTCGAGCGACGCGCCCGCTCCTGGAGACGATCCGGAGGATGACCTCTACTTCTAGGTGGAGGAACTCCGGAACCGTTTCTACGACCTTATCCGAAACCTACGAAGAGTACAGGCGCGATACTTTCAGCTTCGGAATAAGGCAGACCTCGAGCTATCTAAGAAACTAGAAGCCCAGACCAGGGACTCGATAACCTGGATACAGAAGAACCCGGAACAGCTCCGGGATCCTCTAGTTCTCCAGGTGCGTAAGATGCTCGATAGCCAGACCCAGTACTATAACCAGAAGAGCCGCGATAACTTAACTCGATCGAAGACTCTCGAGAGAGAGGTCGATAAAGCCGTCGCCGAGTTCTTCGACTCCCAGACCTCCCTCTTCGATGAATAAGCCCAGGAAATACGAGGCGCTCGTCCAGGTAGACCAGAACGGGAGGCCTAAGACATATAACCGGCGAGCCCTGGAGGAGTTCTTCGCTCTTAACCCGGGCGCTCGCTTTACAGCCGTCTATAAGAAAGTCGGGAACCGGAAGACCGATAAGTTACGGGCGTATTACTTCGCGGAAGTCGTACCGAAGTTCCAGATCGTACTCCGGGGACACGGCTATAATTTTACGAAGGAAGGGACGCACGACTTTATTAAGCAATTCAGCCCAGTAATGAGCGAAGAAGTAGAGATCGACGGGAACTACTTTACGAAGGATAGAGGCCTATCGGACGACGACTTCGATACTAGCGACTTCCTGGCTTATCTGGAGGATCTTAAACAGATCGGTGCGGAGACCTTCGGGATAGTAATTAACGACCCGGGCGACTTCGACGACCGGATAGATACAGAGGCCGATGAATAGGACAGTAATACAGGCAGAAGCCCTCGCTTGGCTAAACGGCCAGGAACCGGATAGCTACCTCGCTATCGTAACCAGTCTCCCGGATCCCGAGGAGGTAGGTATATCGATACAGAAATGGAAGACCTGGATCGCGGCCGTAGCCGAGTCGATAGACCGAGTCCTGGATCCTCGAGGGATAGCCGTCTTTTACCAGACAGACCGGAGAGTAAATGGCGAGATCCTGGATAAGAAGAGCCGTATATCGGCGGCCTTCTACGATTTGGGATACCGTACCGTCCTCTCGAAGATCGCCTTAACCCAGAACCCAGATACGACGAACCTCTTCCGACCTACCTATACGAACCTCTTCGCCGTATCGAAGAAGGCGACCTCCGGACAGGCTACGCCGGATGTCTTCGGAGCCGGTAAGAAGGTATACCCGAACGCTACCGGACTAAAGGCGGCGACCGTCGCCCTGGAGTACGTAAGGAGCCAGGTCGGGGACGTAGTTATCCTCGATCCCTTTTGCGGCCAGGGCTCCATCCTTAAGATCGCGAACGATCTCGGCCTGGACTCTATCGGTATCGATATCGACGAGAGCCAGGTACTTAAAGCCCGGAAGCTATGAAGATCCCTATCCGATACAGGCTACGCCGTAAAGGCCAGGGAGCGATCGGGGAGATTGAGGTAGACCTACCGGATCGGGAGTATAGAGACGAAGACCAGAGAGTCGACGCGATCGACGACCTGGTAGTCGAGAAGCTCGGAGAGAGTCCGATCTGGTGGCGCGAAACGAAATGAAGCCCACAAATCGACTCAAAAGATATCCGGTATAGAGAGCGCCGGGCTCGAAGCGAAAGTTCTCACAACGTAATTTTTATCCAAAATAAGTTATGATTAACGGATATAGCAGAGTCGCCCAGATAACTGGAGGCGGCCTCGAGTTCGTACAGTCGAACGAGGTAAATAACCCGGGGACAGTAGACCAGAGGGAAACGAAGACTAGGGATACGGGAGTACCGCACCCGGATCTTAAGGAGAAGTTCGAGGATCTTAAGACCTTCTTCCTTCGATCTCTCGGACTGGATCCCTTTCCGGCTCTCTTCGCCCTGGATAAGTCGGAGACCCCAGGCGCTACGATTAAAGAGCGACAGGCTGTAAAGGATATCGCTAAAGTACTCGTGAAGCTCCAGTCGGAGATCCAGGAGAAGATCGAGATCCGAAGCGTATCTATCTCGGGAACAGAAGAGAAGCCGAAGATTATTATCTCCGGAGTAGTCGAGACCCCGAACGGGAAGAAGGCGGCCTTAAACACGCCCCTAATCGATACGAGTAGATCGACCTATGGCTTCGAGGAGTCCCTCCTGGAGAGAGTAGAGCAGCTCGTAGAGGAGGTAGAGAAGTATCGAGGAGGGAAGAGGCAACAGCTATCGATGGACTTCGGAGATGATTCGGATATTCAAGACGAAGGCCAGGCTCCGGACTTCTTCGGTAAGGAGGGAGAGCGTACAGGCGATCCAGAACCAGGAGAACAGGCGGACGGATCCGATCTACCTCCGGCGAAGGAGAAGAATAGCCCAGTAAGACCTCGGAAGAAGGTAGCCGAGAAAGTCGATAAGGAGAAGGAAGTAGCGTAATATGAAATTGCCTATCTCCCTCGACTCTCGAGAGGAGTACGATTACGTCCGGAACGAGCGAGGATACGAACCTCTCGCAGACTTCCGGACGTTTTCTTTACCTCCAGAACTGAGGTACGAGCTCCTCCTGGAAAAGTTCCAGAAGTATAACCCGAAACAGACCGCCCGCTTCTATCGTTGGTACTGGGAAACCTACCCGGGAAGCCAGGATCCAAGGCGATGCGAGAACTGTAATACGCCGCTGCCTTTATACTCGGCAGTTTATGTATCGCATATTCTTACTCGAGGGAGCTATCCCTTCGTCGAGATAGCCTACGATCCCCGGAATATAAACCTCCTTTGCTTCGATTGCCATAGACGATGGGAAGACCGTACTCTTCGAGGAGATCTTCATATCTTCGCAGATAACCAGGCCAGGATCGAGACTATTAGGTCGGAGTTCCTGGCCGTATACACAAACAGATTATGAATACGATTAAGATCCACAACCTCGGCGGCCTTCCGACTACTCCCTACCAGGCTCTCGAAGGTATCCAGGGAGACCTCTACGACTACTCCGGAGTAGAAGCCCTTATCCGCTCGATACTGGAGAAGGGCTTTATCTTCCCGAAAATGGCTTGGAAGAGCGGGAAGAAGCTCTATATAATAGACGGCCATAAGACGAAGAAAGCGCTCGAGCTCCTGGAGGAACGAGGCTACGAGATCCCGGAGATCCCCTACGTCCCTATCCCGGCTAAGAATAAGAAGGAAGCCGCTCTTAACCTGGTACTCTTTAACTCGAAATTCGGTAAAGTCCAGGATCCTACCCGGTTCCTAAACGATAACGGGATAATGCGCGAAGATCTTATCGCCCTGGAAGAGATCCTTTATATCCCTCCCTTCGACCTGGATCGAATTATATCGCCGCCAGATCCGAAGGAGAGAGGTAGGAAACTTCTCGACGAGTTCGGCGCTCCTCCTTTTACGATATTCGACGCGAAGCAAGGATACTGGCAAGAGAGGAAGGCCGCTTGGCTAGGCCTCGGGATCCGCTCAGAGCTCGGACGCGGGGAGAAGCTCCTCGGCTTCCCTAAACAGATAGCAGAAGACCAGGGACTCGCCGCGACTTCGATCTTCGACCCAGTCCTGGCGGAGCTAATTTATACCTGGTATCTTCCTCGATTAAACGCTAAGATACTAGACCCATTCGCCGGAGGATCTGTACGCGGGATCGTAGCCTATAAGCTAGGATTCCAGTATACCGGTATCGAATTACGCCAGGAGCAGATAGAAGCTAACTACCAGAACCTCGAGGAGATCTTCCCGGAAGAAGTAGCCGATATCTCTCCGACCTGGATACCAGGAGACAGCTTGGAGGAACTTCCGAAAATTAAGGAGAAGTTCGACCTCGTCTTTACCTGTCCTCCTTACTTCGACCTAGAGCAGTATAGCGAAGACCCGAAGGATCTATCCGCTATGAGCTTCCAGGAGTTCGAGGGAGTATACCGGGAGATCCTCCGCGCCTCCTTCGATAAGCTCATAGATAACCGCTTCGCCGTAGTCGTTATCGGTAACGTCCGAGATAAGAAGGGAGCCTTCCGCGATCTGGTAGGCCTAACCATCGATGCGGCCAGGAGCTCCGGCCTTATTTTCTATAACGACTGTATCCTGTGCACCGCTATAAGCTCCGCCTCTATGAGAGCTCGGAAATTCTTTACAGCCGCCAGGAAACAGACGAGGATCCACCAGAACGTACTAATCTTCTACAAGGGAGACCCGAAGAAAATAAAGGAAACCTTTACGGAAGTATTAACCCTCCGCGACGAATGACGAGGCTCTGGGCTATTATTTTCGGGAAGGATCCCTATGTCGAAGAATTCTACCTATGGAACCCTACGAGCGAGGAGTACGTCCAGGACGGATGCGGGAATACGATAAACTTCGAGACCGAGAAGAACGCGGAAGCGGCTCGAAAGTTATACGGGAAGGAGCTAGTCGTCCACATAAAGAGATAATTCATATCTTCGGCTTATGAAAAAAGTAATTTTCGTCCTAGCCCTGGCCTTCTTTTTAATAGGAACGGCCGCCCCTGGATTCGCTTCTCCCGAGGTAGGACATAACCACCAGACAAAAGAAGCCGCCCTCTCCCCGCTAGACGGGGAGCCTGTGAGTTATAGCCCTAGCTATACCATCGACCAGAACCTACTCGCCTCCGTCCAGACGAAAGAGGCCGGAGGATCCGCCGCGAGTTCTAACGAGTCCGGGGAAGATCTGGACGAGATCGTCGACGACGCGATCGATCACTGGGAAGATAAACCCCTGGGGGAGCCCTGGCCTCTGTGGATCGGTTGGATCGTGGCCGCCGCGCTTATTATCCAACGAGCCTGGAAATACTTCTCCAGTAAGAAGGAACCGGACGGAGAGTAAACGACTACAAAATACACGAGACTTGCCTCCTGGAGGTCTGTAAAACCTAAAGGAGAGGACGAGATCCTCGCGAGAAAATCCGTACATTTGCGCGACGATAGAGGGATGTCCATCCCTTCGCGTTGTTAAAAGTTCGACACGAGCGCCTCCCTTCGACAGGAGGCGCTCTTCTTTTGTACGGTATCCAGTCCGGGATCTTTCATATCTTTACCTCTCAGATCTCGAACTTTATGAAAATACCCAGAGCCTCCAGGCCGACCTCCGACTTATCCGCGATACGCACCTTCCTAGAGCAGAACCCGCCCGGAAGGATCGAGACCGCCCTCTTCTCTATATCTGGACTCCAGAGACGCCGACGCCGGACGATCCTCTGGATACGGGGAGTACTCTTATACTTCCTCTTCCAATACGCAGAGAGCCGGGGATATACTTCCCTCCAGGAAGGGATCCAGGCCTTCGCGATAGCCTTCTACTCCGCCCTCGTTCTCTTTACTTTCGTAGCCCTCCAGTACGAAGGGAAAAGGATCCGTAAGATCGCCAGACTTACAGGGAAGAACTCTATAACCGTCGCCCGAGTAATGCGACGTAAAGAAGTAAGATAACCAGACCGAACGTGCCGAAGGAAACAAAAGCCACCAGAGCAGAAATACAGAGACGAGTCGACCTATGCCTCTCCCAGATCCTTAACGGATGGACGGCGTATAGAATATCGCAGTACGTCGCCACTATGCGAGAACTTCGAGAACTGGGGAGAGTAACGAAGACGGACGGCTACGATCCCTCTTGGGACTGGGACGTCCAGATCCGCCAGGTATACGAGTATTGCCAGAAGGCCGACGAAGAACTCGAGAAGATCCAGACCAGGAAGAGGAAGGTCTCCTATAACCTCTCCCTCGCTAGATGGAACGACTTCCTCCGGAAAGCTATAACACAGGGCGACCTAGCGAACGCCCGCTTAATACAGAAGGAGATCGATAAACTTACCGGAGTCCTCGAATTTGGAGCCGACGGCGGAGAAGCCGCTAAAGAAGAAGCCCAGATCCGACTCTCCGACGGAACCGTAATAAACCTATGACCCGAAAGAACCAAATTATCCAGGCCTATAAGAAGAGCGGCCGACTCTCAGCTCTTATGCAGCTCGTAAATAAGAAACAGAAGCGAGAGCCGAACGTAGAGGAGTTCCTGGCCGACTTCCTCGAGTACTACGAAACTAGGCTCCAGGACGAAGCTCTCCTCGAAGAAGTTGTCCTATCCTCCGACCAGGAAGCGGAGCCCTTTTATATAACCTTCCCTATCGTATACCTGGACGCCGCTAGCGATTTATACGCGGAGCCACGGGAGAGAGCTCTATCGGACGAGGACGGGAAGCTAATTACGGGGAAGAAGACAGCCGCGATAGATAGTATCCTGGAGATCACGGAGGAGTACGGAAGCGAGGAGTCCGACGACCCTCCCTTTACGGTCGTAACTATCCAGACCAGGACAGAGAACCGCCTCTTCCTAAGTCCTTTACCTTTGTCCGCCTTCCTCCGGGCTCTGGAGAACTACGGCTTCGGTAGTATAGACGTACAGCTCTTTCGATAATCTTTATCTTCGTATAAACTTAATATGCAGACCCTATGAAAAATCTATGCGCTATCCTGGCCGCGATCGTACTATCGATCTCCGCCTACTGTCAAGAGTCCTACTACGTATACCAGGGAGAAGACTCCGTACTGGTAACTCTCCAGGAGCCGCTCCGGAGCTCCCTAGAGGTAGATCTTTATCACTGTTACTTCTGGACGGACACGCTCGGCCAGGCCTTCTACGACTTCGACTTCTCTAGTAACGGCGTCGTCGATATCTCCGACTTCCTGGTATTAAACGCTACCTACGGCGGCCAGATCCAGACCCCTACCGTAATAGACTTCCTCGCCGCCTTCGGTCTACCCTCTACTCCTATCGACGCACCGGATCTTAATCTCTTCGACTTCGGATATCCAGGAGGAGGAGTATACTCTTCGGGCTTCCTAGCTACCGTACCGGAGGAGTACGCGGATCTACTATTCGAGAATAGAGTAGGAGTATACCCAGATTCCGACGACTTTATAGGCCAGTACACCCAGAGCGACGAGCTCTTCCCCGCGACCTCTTGCCCTCTCGAGGACTGGCTTCTCTGTATGCGAACCTTTAAGAACTACCTCTTCGTCCTAGAACCAGGGAGCGGAGACGTCTACGTAGAGAGCTATTACTGGATCCGTTTAGATTAACCGTATGGCGAAAAGAAAAACGATACCAGGGAAGGACGCCGTATACTTTAACCCGGATAAGAACGCTACCTACGAATACCGGACGGCCTATAAGGACGGGGAGACCTTCCCGGAGATCCTATACCAGGGGAAATGGTGGAGGCTCTGGAAGAACCCGGACAGGAATAACTCGTACCTCTTATCTGATCCAGAGGAACCAGGAGCGACCGGAACTATCCAAGCCCCAGAATGATAACCGTAGACCTCCAGAAGAACGAAAAGCAGCAAGAGCTATTTGACGTATGCCTCCAGGAGATAGAGAAGCATAACGAGATAGAGAAGAAGAAGGCCGAAGGCTCCCTACCCTGGGACTACCTCCGTCCTCTCGCTCTTATCTACTTCTTCTACGGCGGAGCTATCCGGGGAGGTAAGACCTTCGGGATCCTGGCACTACTCGTTCTAATCGCCTCCAGGATCTACTCCGGGAGCCGTTGGCACGTAGTACGGAAGTCCTACCCGGATCTACTCCGCTCTACGATCCCTAGTATGGAGAAGATCCTAAAGGGGAAGCGCGTCCGATGGAACCGATCGACCTCGAACTATTACGTCGAATTTGAGAATAAGAGCCGGATCTACTTTATCTCCGAGAACCTTAAACAGGATCCAGAGCTTACTAGCTTCCTCGGACTAGAGACGAACGGCTTCGTCCTGGAGCAAATAGACGAGCTCAGTAAGAAAACCCTCGAGAAGGCTCGAGAGAGAGCCGGATCCTGGTACGACGTCTCGCCCTGTATCCCTCCTCCTTTTATCTTCTCTAGCTTTAACCCGACCTTCGGATGGCTTAAGAAGGATATCTACGACCGATGGATCTCCGGCGATCTCCAGGCTCCGTACTACTACCTAACGGCTCTCCCTTCGGATAATAAGCTCGTAACAGCTCAACAATGGGCGGCCTGGCGTCTCCTGGATCCGAAGAGCTACTCCCAGATGATCGAGGGATCGTGGGAAGTCGATATCGAGGGATCCTTTATGTACGCCTTCGACCAGAAGCTACACTTAAGGGACGGGATCCGCGTATCTCCGGCTAGGGATATCTGGATCTCCTTCGACTTTAACGTCGATCCTATGACCGCTATCCTCTTCCAGACAGACCACTCGACCTACTTCCGAGTCTTTAAGGAGTTCAGAGTCCCGAACTCGGATACCTACGACTTATGCGCCCGGATAAAGGCCTGGCTCCTGGAGAACGGATACCAGAACAGGATCCAGGTAACGGGAGACGCCTCGGGGAAGAACAGGATAAGCGGAGCGCGGGAGCATATTAACCACTACGAGATAATACGTACAGAGCTAGGAGTCGCGGAGCAGTTCTTTAATATCCCAGGAGCGAACCCTTTTATCTCGGACTCTCGCGTCTTCTGTAATTCGATCCTGGCCAGATTCCCGGAAGTATCGATCGACCCGGAAGGATGCCCCTACCTGGTAGAGGATCTCCGCTTCGTACTGGTAGGAGTAGACCAGGAAGGTAAGATCCGGATCCAGAAGACCGGGAAGAACCAGTACGCCGGAGTAGATAATTCTAAGCTCGGCCACCTCCTGGATTGCCTACGGTACGGTCTGCACGTTACATTGTCTAAATTTATCCGGATCCCTAGATCTTAATCATTATCTTCGCAGCCACCAGATGCCGTAGAGATAACCGTCTGGGAGATTCTCATAATCTGTTTTCATTAAAGCAAGCCCGGTCGCGATAGTTTTCTATCCTTCCGGGCTTCGTTTTTCATATCTTCGTATCTGAAAAAGAAAAGATGAACAGAACTAGAGTACAGACCTTTACCCTTCGGCTCCAGTATATCGGAGAGCCTCCAGTAGATCGCTATAAGAGAGCCTTCTACGCCTGGAGCGAGCCGCTTCCTGGAGGGATAACCTTCCGCGCACCTATCTTATTCTCTACTGGAGATGTCGCGATCGCAGAGATAAACAGACGTACCCGCTCAAATTTTAGCTTATGCCTCAACTAATTACATTCGCCCTGGGATCCCTTACCGTAATTGTACTCCTATTCGCCTGGAGGTACGGCCGACGCCTTTATCTTAAGAATAGACAGAAGGCCAGGAAGAAGAAGGCGCTCTCCAGATTAACGATAGAGCAGAAGGAGAGGTACGGAGTCGTAGAACTATGGGAAGACACTAGCGGCCGTACCTGGCTAGCCTTCGAGAACTCTACCCGTATGCCCGCCGCCCGCTCGATATACGTCGAGATCGCTACCCGCCAGACGGAGCTAAACCTTACGACCGAGCGCTTCCTCGAGTTCGTCGCCGCGATCGAGTTCCAGATGAATAAGGGACAGTTTGTAAAGGCCGCCGAACTCCTCGGAGAGATGAAAGACCGTAGTACCTGGGCGTGCGAAGAAGAGACCCTTCTAACTTTAGCGAGCTATTACTTCCTCCTGGAGGGAGAGGATCCCGTTAACGTATCGGACGACTGGACGAAGAAGAAGCGGGAGATATTTAAGACAGAACCAGAGGTGAGGGCTTTTTTTTTGATCGCCTCATACAGACTCATAAAGCAACTTTCGGATATTACCGAGAGCGATATCCTCGCATATTTAGCGGAGCACCAGGTAAAGAAACACCTCAGACAGAGAGGAGAGTCTACGCCGAGCTAATGCAGTATATCGAGTCGATTAACGAGCAGAACTTCATCCTCTCTGGGGAGTCTGTTCTGGAGAGCGATCGGCTTCTGGCTTTACCGACGGACGAGTATTACGCGAACCTCGATACCTTCCTCCGCGTCTCAGATAAACGGAAGGAAGCGATCGACTCGATAAAATAGTATATATGGCCATAAAAACTAGGAATGTCCTCTTTAAGTTCGATACAGAGATCGCCGGATCCCAGGCGAAGCTCGATAAATTAGCGAAGGATCTCGAGGACGTAGAGAAACAGTATAAAGGAGCGAAGGAAGGATCCCTCGAATGGGCGGAAGCTCAGAAGAAGCTAATCGGTATCCAGAGACAGCTAGGACTCGCTACGGACGAAAGTACGAAGAAGACCTCTAACTGGACGAAAACCTTAAAAGGTGCCGGACAGGCTATACTCGCCTTCGGAGGAGTCGCTACGATCGGCGCTATTATCTCGGACGCTGCGGTAAAGATAATCGACTTCGACCAGGCGCTCGCGGATCTCTCCGCTATTACTGGAGCGACCGGCGGAGATCTGGAATTTTTAGAGAATAAGGCGAAGGAGTTCGGGAAGACGACTACCGTATCCGCTACCGAGGCCGTCGAGGCGTTTAAGCTCGTAGGATCCGCGAAGCCGGAGCTCTTACAGAACGCCGAAGCTCTGGCCGCCCTAACCGCCGAAGCTATTACCCTATCGGAGGCCGCCGGATTCGATCTACCTACCGCCGCCGAGTCCCTGGGCTCCGCTTTGAACGCCCTAAACCTCCCAGCCTCAGAAGCCGGGAGAGTTATTAACGTACTAGCCGCCGCCTCTCAACAGGGATCGAGAGAGATCCCATTCGTAACGGACGCCTTTAGTAAGTTCGGAGGTATCGCCGCCCAGGCCGGCGTCTCTATCGAGAGCTCCGCCGCCGCCGTAGAGATCCTCGGAAAAGTTATACCAGACGCCGCCGTAGTAGGAACTAACCTACGGGGAGTACTCGTGAAGCTCCAGGTCGCCGCCGCCGAAGAGGGTAGGCAGTTCGAGGGACTTAACGAGGAGCTCGACCGATACGGGGATAAAGTCCAGGATATTACCTTCCTTAAGGAGACCTTCGGGGAAGAGAACCTTCTAGCCGCCCAGACCCTTATCGCGGAACGGGGAGCTCTCCAGGATCTTACCGAGTCGATAACAGGAACGAACTCGGCCTACGAACAGGCCGAAGTCCGTACCTCTACCCTACGGGGAGCTCTGACTCGTCTACGTAACGCCTGGGAAAGTATCGTACTCCGCTTCGCCGGAGGATCCGGAGCCGCCTCGAAGGCTATTACCGCTCTGGCGGATAACCTGGAGACGATCGTAAAGGTAGTCGCCTCAGTAGTCGCCGGGCTCGTTACTTACCGATTAACGGTCTCAGCTATAACATTAGCCCAGAACGTAGCCAGGATCGCGACCGCCGCCTATACTACCGTAAAGACTCTCTTTACTGGAGCAACCCAGGGAGCGACCGCCGCGACGAAAGCCTTTAACACAGCGCTAAAGTCGAACCCTATCGGCCTCCTTGTCGGAGTACTTACTACGGTAGTAGCCCTTCTCTGGGACTACGGAGACGCCTCCGAGGACGCTACGGAGAAACAGAGGGAACTAAATGAAGCCATAAAGGAAGGACAGAGACTTCTAGGCAATACCCAGGATCTCCAGAAACAGGCCGACGCCGTCCGTACTTTTAACCGGGAGCAGACCGAAGCCTTCCTCCAGAGGATCGACCAGGAGCTCGCCGCCGCCGAAGCTAAGGGTGCGAAACTATTAACCCTGGAAGAGGAGACCAATAATAAGATAGCGAACGCTATCGGAGGAGACCAGGGAGCCAAACTTCGAGCTATTAACGATCAAATCGCCGCCGCTATTTCGGACGGCGTAAGTAGATACTCCGAGTCCCTGGAGTCTCTCGAGTTCCAGAGATTCCAGATACTCGAAGCGAACCAGTTAAAGATCGCCCAGGCCGGCCTCCAACAGATTAACCTTACCCAGGATACACAGGAGGGACTTACTCAGATAGAGCTCGATCAACTCCAGACGAGACTCCGGAACTTTAGACAGCTCGGAGAAGAGCGCCTCGCGTTCCTTAAGACTCTAGTAAAGGAAGAAGAGGATATCGCGGAGAACGCCGACGCCGTTCGTCCTGGTACGATAGCCGCCCTCCAGGAGGAAGTAAATAAGCTCCGGGACGAAGTAGTTAAGGAAGTAGAGATCGGTAGCGAAGAGTTCGCCGACGCGATCGAGAGGTACGTAATAGCCTCCGGTAAACTGGAGGAAGTACAGAGTAACCTCCGGAAGGTAGAGCCCGTCCAGGAGGGAAGCGTCCGCGCTCTAGCGGAAACCGTTAACGCCCTCCGGACAGAGGTAGAGAACACGAACGCGGAGGCGGAAGGATTCGACGGACTGGTATCCAGGCTCCAGGCCGCCCAGGACGAACTAAAACAGCTCCAGGATCAAATTAGAGGATCCCAGACTGGAGGAGCGGAGACCGATAACCTAGCCGATGCAGATCTTAAGGAAGCGGAGAGGAACCAGGTAGCCCTCGCTCAGATCTACCAAGAAGGAGAGATTCGGATCCTGGATATAAAGCTCGCATTTGCGAAAGCTCGCCTCCAGTTACTCAAAGACTCTGGCAAGCTCGAGACCGACGAGTACGAGAGACAGATTAACGAGATAACGGAGCTAGAAGCCCAGAAGGGAGTCGCTATACAGAACTCGAACCAGGCACAGATCCAGAGCGATAACCAGAAGACCGCCGACCTCCTGGATAATATCCAGATGGTACTCGACGCCGCCTTCGCGGCCGCCCAGACTCTCGTCCAGATAAAGCTCGACGAGGTACAGCAACTTATCGGACTCCAGGAGCAGAGAGTAAACGAAGCCCAGGAGATCGCCGACCAGGGGAACGCGGAAGTCCTGGAGGCGGAAGAGAAGAGGCTCGACGATCTTAATAAGAAGAGGGAGGAGTTCGTTCGTAAACAGCAAGCGCTCGCGGCCGCTCAGTTAATAGCCGAGTCCGCTCTAGCTATCGCGAAGGCCGCCGCCCAGGGAGGAGCCGCCGCTCCCTTTACGATCGCGGCTACTATTATAGCTCTGGCCGCCGGTCTAGCCCAGGCTCGAGCTCTGGCTTCACAGAGCGCGTTCTTTAAGGGAGGATATACCGGGGACGGAAGCCCCTACGAGGAGAGTACAGCGCTAGGATCTAGGCCGTATATCTACCATAAGAAGGAGTTCGTTATGGATCACGTCGTTACTGGTATCGGAAGGAATAAGGAGATCTTCGACTGGATCCTTAAAGGTCGCGTCGACCTGGCCGAAGCCTTTAACCAGAAGAGCGTAATTATAGCCCAGGGCGGAGGTATCTCCGAGTCTAAAATGGACGAGCTTATAGCTACGATCCGGAACAAACCAGTATCGAGCCTATCGCTCAGTAAACAGGGAGTCGTTAAGATCGTAACCGATGCAGCTAAGAAGTCTAACCGAGTAAATAGGAGAACGACGTGATTGTAACGCTAAACGGAATAAATGTAAACTCCGGAGGGATCGACGGCCTGGATAAGATTAAGGTAAAAGTCCGGAGGAAAGACGAAGAGCAGAAGCTCGCGAAGAGCTTTACCGGGGAGCTAATCTTCTACGGTAACGGCTTCGAGATAATACGCCAGGAGCTTATCGACGATCCGGCGGGGAAGTTTAACCAGGTCGCGATTAAAGTCTTCGACGACTGTTGCGAAGGAGCAGATCCAGACGAGCCGATCCTAGTCTTCGAGGGGATCCTACGCGGGGACTCTATCGACTGGTGCGAGGGCGAATGCTTCGTTAAAGCCCAGGCCTTCGAGCATACAGCGGAGACTCTAAAGTTCGACTGTGTAAAGTCTACCTTAATCTACGATAACTGGAACGGGATCCAACAGGAGGCACACCCGAGGATGGTATACTGTAACGAGATGCGCCCGAGCGGCCTCCAGGACGTTATCCTTATCTTCGGAATTATCTTAAACATTATTTTTATAGCAGTAACTCCGGTTGTATTTGTCGTCTGGCTTATAGTAGAGATCCTTAACGTACTTATCGGCGTAATTAACGGGATAATCGACGCGATAAACACCATCCCGGGGATCGATATAAATAATATAAACGAGGTAGACATCGACGGATCCGCCGACGATAACCTACTCCAGGTCTGGGCGGATCTTATCGACCAGATGAACGAGTCTATCCTGGGATGCGGCCGCGAGCACCCGAGCCCATTAGTACGCCGCTATATCCAGAACGTATGCGATAAGTGCGGGATCGCCTTCGAGTCCTCGATTTTGAACGATCCGGAGAGCGACTACTACAATACGGTATACTTATCGGCTCCGGTAGAGAAAGGAACCAGGGACGAGAACCAGACTTGGATCTCTGAGAACGCCCCTATAAAGACTTTAGAGGGACTACTCCAGGATATTAAGCTACCCTTCTCCGCCGACTATCGGATAGAGAACGGCGTCTTAAAGTTCGAGAGGGAGGACTTCTTTTGGAGCGGGGAGACATTCGTGTCCTACCAGAATATCGTCGCCCAGGGGAGGCTCACCGAGAAGGTATGCTACTCCTGGAGAGACGAGGACGCGGCCGCCTTCGGACGGTTCCAGTACTCGGACGATCCGGTCGACTGGGTGGGGAACGAAGCCCGCGATCGGTATAACGATATAGTCGAGTTCAATCAACCGTATAGCGAGCTCCAGAGCGGAGCCCGCGAGATCTTTATGCCCTACGGTATGGCTAGAACTCGTACCGACGGGATAGATCGCGACGTCCTCGGAGATTATTCCTGGTGGATCCTCTGGACTTCTATCCTCCAGGAATTTGAGAACGCTATGGTTATGAACTCCGGAATTGCCTTTCAGCCGAAGCTCTTAATCTGGGACGGACAGAGTATAAACGCCGCCCAGATAAAGCGCTTCCCTACTCCAGGGGACGACGTTCCTACGGACGAGAGCTTTAACTCTCCTTACTGGTTTAACGAGAATACTCTGGCTCCGAATACTGGGTACGGCCAGGACTACGAGAACGGGAGCTTGTACGCGCGTTTCCACGCCTGGAAGCATCCGAGAGTATTAAACGATCGAGGCCTGGAGTTTACCTTCGCCTTCAAATTTAATTGTTCGCACCTCCTTAACCTGGACGTCTTTAAGCTCGTCGACTTACCGGTCGGCCAGGGACGGATCCAGGAGATAGAAATAGATTTTGAAACAAGATTAATGACCTTATCCGGAAAAGTATAAAGATATGCCCGCACCAACCGCCGCACTCAGCTATAACGCCCACCTATGGGAGCCCGACCTAGTAGTTCCAGGGACTACGAACTTCGACTACGGAGCCGTATCCCAGGGCTTCGTCCATCGTTTAACCCTAGACCTCTCGGGAGACCACGCGAGCGGGAACCCGTTCGAGATCGACGAGGCCGAAGTCTTCGTCTCCTTCGCTTCTTTTATCGACGTCGGCAGCTTCTGGTATCCTCGTGGTACTTCTCCCCGGGCGGGCTTCTTCGGGCTAGTTCCTTCTGGCCTTACTCCTGGAGACGTAATACCTCTCCGTCCTGTTAACCTCGGAGATCTTCCGGACTCCCTCGCCGTCTTCGGAGGAGTCCCTGGCTCTCCTATCGCGAAGATCGTATACGTCGACGCTACTACTCTCCGGATAGAGCTCGATACCCAAGCGAATACCGACCTCGGGGAGTACTTAAGAGCCCAGACGGTTAAACATTCGGAGTTATTTCGGAAGCCTTCGAGGCGCTCTTCTCTGGATGATAATACTCTAGTTTCTGTCTATAACGAGGAGAAAGCTCTCGGGATCCACGTAATGGTAGAAAAGGAAAAGGAGAAGATCCGATTCGAGAGACACTTCCCGCTTCGCTTAAGATGGTGGAACCAGGATATCGACGGCCAGGATATTACTACCGGCTTCGAGGTAAAGATAAAGAGGAACGAAGGCGCGGGCTTAATCGAGTTCGATACTCTGAGCTCCTTCGTAGATAATAAGATCGAGATCCGGATAGAGAAACCGGCGGCCGGCTTAAAGCTAGGAGCTTCGGAAGTTCGCGTATGGGAGGAGCACGAAGGGAAGAACGCGAAGGACTGGTTCCTGGATACTAAGTACAGTCAAGGGACTCTCTTAACGACCGTCTTATCCACCCAGATCGACGGCCTTATATGGTCTCCTTCCTCGAACTGGAACCTCGTCGGAGGATATTACGAGGGATCCTTTACGATACCCGCTAACCTGGTAGACTCTACTAAGCGCTATAAGATCGGAGTCCTCTCCCCGGTATTAACCGATCCGGCGAGCGTCTTCCAGTACGTACAGCCCTACCTAAAGACTACGACTACGACGGCCGACGGGATTCAACCGCCTTGCGACTTCGCTATCGAGGGAACCGTCCAGGACTACGACGGATCTTGGAGTACGACCTTAATCGAGAACGCCGCCCCAGGAGATCGCTATCGTATCTGTGCGAAGATCGATAAGTCGGTATACGAGAGTTGCGCCGGTATCGGTTCCTTCTGGAACGATATAGGGAGCTTTACGATGAAAGTCTACCCGGAGGGCTCTCCCCTGGAGCCGATCTACACGAAGACCGTCTTTAAGGATCCATTGACAGAGAATGGCTTCCCGGTCGTGAAGAAGTTCTCCTACGAGGAAGTAGGCGACGACTTTACCGTATGCTTCGACTTTCGGGCTATGATCCTAAACTCCCAGGGACTCGCGGACTTCGCGAACGATAGGATCGTCTTCGAATGGCAATTTAAGTTTAACTACTACGGATCTCCTTCCTGGAGTACGATCTACCTCTATAAGTTTACGTTCGATTTTAACCAGTACGACAATCTCGTAACCTCTCCGGCTAGGAAGATCCTCTCTATCCTTTACTTCGACGCGAATACCGGCCTACCTATCGGCCAGAGCTGTGATAGAGGCCGCGTACTTATCGAGATAAAACTCGACGCCGGACACGGTTCGGACGGATCGAATATAAGAGTCCGGGGACTCCTGGATCGAGATACCTACGGCGTAACCCTTATCTCCGACCAGGCTCTAAAAGAGAGGGACGGATACGTATCTCCGGAAGGCTTTACCCAGAGGGAGGACGATCCTATCGAGTATATCGACGAGTACTTCGACGTAAACGGAATGGCTCGTATGATAGTAGACCTCGATCTTATCGACGATCCCCAGACCCGGAGAGTAATAGCGATCCAGAGACCAGTATAAGAATTGAGAGCCACAGGAGAACGATCTCGGGATCTGTGGTAACTATACCCGGGAAAAAAGAGATAACAGCCACAGCGCTAAAAAAGAATAAAATAATATGAGCCTCCAGTACGTAGACTTAACTCCAAGCCCAGAGACTCCGGCGGATACCGGAGCGACTACTCGATACCGACTTCTTCCTTCCCAGGTCGATTGCCCGGTATGTCCTATCGAGGTATGCGAAACCTGTTGCCCGGCCGAACTGGGAGCGCCTCATTACGTGG